AAAAGGAGAAAAACTAAATAGGTTTTGTCGCAAGAATAAACTTGTAATAAACTTGAAATATGGATTAGAACCTGGCTCGGCAGGAGCAAATACTAACCCGGTGCCGAGCCACCGGGTTTTTTATGAGGAGGTGACCTCTAATGGAAGACACGAAACGAAATCTTGTCGTAAAATTAACGAATCAGGAATTGGGGGACCTCATAACTTGCATAGGAACCTGCATTTTGTTTCTGACTCGCTATGGCCTTTTGGCTCAGCGCCATCGGGCTATGAAAGTTAGGGATTTGGTCTGGAATCAGGTACGCTGCCAGTTGGTCGTTAAACCAAATGGCCAAGGTGACCAAGAAACTTGCTCTTTTACTTATATCAGAAAATAGAGGGCTTGACTTCTTATTCTAACTATTCTATAATATATTATATGGAAGGCTCGAAAGAAAAAGAGATTTCACTTTCTACTAAAGTCCCACAATCTTTAATGGAAAGAATGTGGCACTATACCCAAAAAGAAGGTTTAAAAATAAAAGCTCTTGTCTTTATTGCTATAAAAAAGTTTTTGAATGAAAAAAACCGAAAAAAAATGCAATAAAAAGCTTGAATTCCCAATAGTTTAGCCCTATACTGGTAGTAGAAAGGGGAGGCCTCCCTTGACTACACCAGATAGGGCTATTTTTATATATCGAGGGCTGGGTTATCCATTTAATAGGATAATTCAGCCCTTTTTTATTTTTGGCAAGGATTATGGCGGAAACCGAGAAAAAGGACTTTAAAATAGAATTTATTGCGAGCCTACCGCCTATACAATCAGCTATTCAGCTTGATGGGTTGGAAGGGGCAAGGATAAAGCTGGATGTGCCTGAAAATAATATGATGGCAGTCTTGAAATTAACCGTTCTAAAAGGCAAAACTTTTAAGGTAACAATTTCGGACCCGCAGGATAATTGACATGGCTAAACCTTTAAGGATTTTCACAGCCGAAGAAGAAGAACGCATAATTACCCTTTATAAACAAGGCAAAACGGACAAAGAAGTAGCTCAATCTTTTGGCTTAGCAAGAACGACCTTTTTGTATGCTATAAAAACTAATGGTTTAATTGACGATGTAAAAAAAGCCAAAGAGATTCCGGACCAAAAAGTGGAAAAATCCCTCTTCAAGAGAGCTATCGGCTATACCTATACCGAGAAAAAGATAGAGAAATACTACTCAAAAATTAAGGAGACCACTACAAAAAAAGAAGTTCCTGGTGATGTTACTGCCTGCATATTCTGGCTTTGTAACCGGATGCCAGAAAGGTGGCGAAATAGACAACAAGTAGAATATAAAGGGGAATTATTGAAGCAGATTATAATTGTCACAAATCAAGGAATGGAGGATAAGCTTGGAAAACGACTTGGAGAAGCTACAGATTCATCCGAAGACCTTCCAGGAGGCCTTTCTAAAGACTGATGCCCGATTTCCGGCTTTTGTGGCGGGTTGGGGGACTGGGAAGACTCTCTTTGGGATCCTGCGCGGGCTTAGACTTTCCAGCATTCCAAATAATCTTGGCTTAGTAGTTAGAAAAGAATTCACAGATTTAAGGGATTCCACAATCAAGGACTTTGAGGATTATACAGCTCAGAAAGTAGATAGCGATAAAAATGTGCTCCTTCCCAATGGTTCGGTCATAATGTTCAGGCATGGTAAAGAACTCAATGTCTTGAAAAACATAAATTTAGGCTGGTTTTTAATTGAACAAGCGGAGGAGTTCGATACTGATGAACAATTCCATTTCCTCCGTGGTAGATTGAGGCGGGCTAAGGTGGTATTTCATTCGGGCATGGTGATCGCCAATGTAAAAGGCCATAATTGGATATGGAGATTATGGAAAGCAAATCGGCCTTCAAATGAATACGAATTGTTTGAAGCGAACACTTTTGATAATGCTGAGAATTTGCCAGAAACCTACCTGAATGACCTCAGAGCAATGGAAAAAGAATCGCCGAATCATTACAAGAGGTTCGTTCTCAATTCTTGGGATGAGCTTGAAGAAGGTGACCTTGTTATATCCTTTTTGGACATTATTGAATCTCAGAAAGCTAATATAATCTGGCCCTTAACCAAAAAGATAATTGCTGTGGACCCGGCAGAATTTGGCGATGATGAGACTGTTATCTATGCTTTGGAAAATGAAAAAGTCATAGATGACGATATTTTTACCGAGAAATCTACGATGGAGACCGTAGGGAGAATCATCGCTATGAAAGCCAAACACGCCGCTAACCTAATTGTGGGTGATGCGATTGGAGTAGGTTCGGGTATTTTCTCTAGGCTATCGGAAATGGGCGAAAAAACCCTTGCCTTAATAGTATCCGAAAAATCTTCTAATCCCAGTAAATTTTATAATCTTCGTGCAGAAATATATTGGTATGCTAGGGAACGATTTCAGGAGAGAGGACCCAAAGTCTTTGAAGACCATTTAATTGCCCAACTCTCCGCGGTCAAGCACCAAAGGAATTCATTCGGGCAAATTCAGATAGAGAAAAAGGAAAAGATCAAAGAGAGGATAGGCCGGTCTCCGGACCGGGCAGATGCCTATGTTATGGGGCTTTGGGGGCTGAAATTTGCTACACCTAAGGAAAAAGAACTTAAGAAGGATGCTTACCGGGAAAAGCAAGAAGTCGGGGATTTTATGAGCGTATAAAAGGAGGAAATAATGAAAAAGATTTTGGTTATTGTGCTTTTTCTGCTTGCTCTTTTAGCAGCGTCGAGGTTGTGCTGGGCGCAAAATGAATGGACAATTACATATAGCACTAATGCTGCCCAGACAAATTATGTTCTAAAAGCTGCGCCGGTAACGGGACTTTGTCTATACATCACGGACATCCTGATTACTAACGGAGCAACGGCAGGAGAAATTAAATTATTAAATGGGTCCGGCGGAACCGTAATATGGAGAGTCTATTTACCTGTAAACGGCTTCTGTGTTATTTCCTTGATTACTCCTATTAAGTTAACCGCCGCCACGGCTCTTTGCCTTACTTCAGTAACAGTTACGACTCATGGGGTAACTATTAATGGGATTATAAAACCGTGAATGGAAAACTGGCAAAGAAGATTCGCAAAGAGCCAGTTATGAAGCCGAGCAATTCAAGGACTTCATAAATGAAGCACCAGTTTGGGCAAGACTAAAGATTGCCATAAAAATTCTTTTAAGGAGGTTGTAACATGGCAAGAGGAATACCTAGAGCGAGGAAGGGAAAAGGATTGCTTCCCTGGAGAAGCAGACAAGAAAGAGGCGCAATAATGCGGCCAGAAACTTTTGAGAAAATAAAGCGAAAGGCAAAAAGGCAGTATGGCATTGGGGAAGAGAGGGCTGAGAAAGTGGCGGGTAAAGCTTATTGGAGAACGGCAAAAGCGAAGTACAGAGGAAGAAGAAAGCCTAAATCTAAACTTGAGGCAGTTTTAAGGAGTTAAATATGGCGAAGAAATCAAAACCAGTTTTAGAAGGGCCTGTAAAGATGAAGCCGACATTATATCTCGGTTCAGACTCCGGGGTTAAGGTCCCGGAAAGCATCAAAAAGAGCAAGCTAGGAAAGATTCTTAGTTTAGTGGTTAAAGTTAAACTCATATCTCAGCGAATAAGCCAGGATATTGGTAGAAAACAGAGCGAGAGTTACGATTTGGAAATACAGAAAATCAATGAGCCTAACTCTAAGCTAGAAAAAGTCTTGAGGGCTTAACAATGAAAGTAGGAAGATTAGGATTAAGAATGTCTAGTGGCGAAATCCGGCATTTCAAGACGCCTGAGGCAAGAGCAAGGTTTGAAAGATTTGCTCAGGGAATAAAGCATGGATGGAAACCGCAATATAAGAAAAGAAGGCGAAGAGCAAGGTCCAAAATTGAAAGGATTCTGAGGAGTTAATATGGAAAGATTGGCGATGTTGGAAGAGTTCTGGAAGACTGCTACAAACTGCTGGGGTGAATGGAAACAACGAGCTAAGGCTGCTTACGATTTCTATAAAGGCGCCCAATGGGATGCGGAGACTATTGAAAAGCTAACCCGCGAGAAAAGGCCAGCTTTGACATTGAATCTCATTAAGCCCACTATAAGAGTTTTGACTGGATGGCAAAGGCAGAACCGTCAGGATTTGCAAGTATTAGCACGGAGAGGTGGCGTTGTATCTTTAGCAGAAGCCTTTACGGAACTACTGAAGTATTTCTATGATGTTTCGCATGCTGACTGGATTAATTCGCTGGTTTTTGTGGATGGCGCAATTACGGGCAAAGGATGGCTGGCGCTTGATATTGACTATACAAAAGACCCTTTGAATGGTGACCTTCTTTTAAAAAGAGAAAGCCCGACTATGATTTATGAGGACCCGCACGCCCAGGCTTACGACCTTTCAGATGCCAGATTCATAATTCGCACTTACTGGGCAGATAAAGAAAAGATACAACAAGAATTTCCAAAATTTAAAGAAGACATAGGATTTCTTTCAACGGTAGATGTTACTGAGAAAGAACAGATTATGGGAATAGAAACTCCTGATTATTCATCTCAACCGCCGCCAGAATACAAAGAGTATGAAAAATACAGGTACCTTATTAAGGAATACTATTGGCGAGAATATAAGAATCAACGAATTGTAATCAATATGAAGACACTGGAATTCAAGGAAGAGAATATAGATGATGAACGGGCCCAAGCGTTAGTCAATGCTTTTCCGCATATAAGGGTCCTGGAAAGAGTAATGCCTGTCTTGAATTTAACAACAGTTGTGGGCAAGACAATTCTCCAAGACATTAGCGACCCATTTAAAGGCATATCAGCATTCCCTCTAATTAGATTCTGCTGCGACTGGACGGATGGATATGTGAAAGGCGAAGTGGATGACCTGATTGACCCGCAGAAAGAACATAATAAGCGGCGATCTCAGGCTCTTCATATACTTAATACTGAAGCCCATTCGGGATATATACAAGATGAAGACGCCTTAAACCCAGAGGAAGAGGCCAAAGTGGATAAATTGGGCGCTACGCCAGGAATAAGGATTAAAGTCCGAACCGGAAAAAGGTTTGAAAGGATTCAACCTGGGGCACTCTCAACGGGCCACATGATGTTAGAGAGATTGGCTGAAGATGACATTAAGAAAATTTCTGGCGTAAATCCAGACCTTTTAGGTTATACCCCTGAACGCCAGGAATCCGGCAGAGCCATGCTTATCAGACGACAGCAAGGACTTCTCACTCTGGAATCCATTTTTGATAACTTTGACTTCACGCAACAGGTCCTTGGTGAGACTATCCTTGAATTCATCAGGAAAACCGATGTCCTCAGCGATGAAGAAATAAAGGCTATTGTACAGGAAAGAAACGAGAAGATTGATTTGAATCAGCTCAAAGCAAGAAAGCAAGGGAAGTATCAAATAGTTCTAACTACTAAGAGAGCCACGCCAACGCAAAGGATGGCTGATTTCTATGCCTTAATGGATGCAGCGAAAATGGGAATACCCATTCCGCCTGACCTGCTAATTGATGCCAGCGACTTACCAAATAAAGAAGCAATTAAGGAGGCGATAAGCCAGCAACAAACAAAACTACCGCCCGGTGGGATTCCGGCGGTTTAATATAAGGTTAATTTAAAAATTCAAGCCCTGTTTCTGTGGCCACAGGAGAGGGGATTCTATCAATCCCTAATTGCAGAAACAGGGCTTTTTGTATATACCCTGCCTCACAATGCAGGTAAAAAACTTGTGTTTCGGTTAGCAACCCAACCGTACAAGGAGGTTAGACATGGCTGGAGAAAAAGTAGACCTAGAGAAACTAGGAATGACCCAAGAAGAGTGGGATGCTCTTGAAGAGGAAGAGCGGAAAGAAAAGATTGAGGAGCTTTCCCGGCGAGCTCAAGAGTCCGAAACTGAGAAGCGGCTCAAAGGAATTTTGGCTGATTTGCAAGATGAAAGGAAGCGCCGGTCGATTTCGGAGGAAAGAGTAGCTGAGCTCGAGGGGCGAATCGAGGAGTTGGAAGAAGCCCTAGAGGAAAAGGTAGAGAAAGAGCCTTCTTCCGAAAAAGATGATGAGTGGCTTACCTTAGGAAAGGCGAAAAAAGTCCTTGAGGAAATCTTGGCCAAAAGAGAGGCCGAGTACGAAGGCCGCATCGCAGACCTTGAGGCGTCAATTCTATCTAATAGGTTTAAAGCCTCAGAGGATGACGCTAGGAAGAGCTATTCCCCCGAGAAAGTAGGGGAGGAACTTTGCTATGACAAAGTGATCGATAACGGCTTTGCAGAACTGATCAAGGATAATCCGGCCTATAAGGCTGTCGTCGTCAATTCAGCCAATCCCGCAGAGGAGGCTTACAAAATCGGACTCACCCATCCAAATTTTCGGGACCTGTTGAAGAAGAGAGGAATAGAAGTCGTAGTGGAAAAACTGTCGGAAACCAAAGTTAAAACAGGAATTGGCTCAAGCCAAGGAGCGACAGGCTTGGATGAAAATACCCCTCTTGAAGACATCCTGAAAATGGATGATAAGACATTGGAGAAATATCGACGGACAACTTAATTGGAAGGGGGTGAGTTAGATGGCAGTTACACAGTTTGCTAAGACCCATGCTCTTACCCAGAAACTTTGGTCAGCAACTTTGTTCAAGGAAGCTATGCGTGAAATTTACCTGTCCAAATTTATGGGAGAGGGAGCTGACAACATAATCCAGCGCAAGGATGACCTGACCAAGGAGAAGGGTGATAAGATTACCGTTGGTTTGAGGATGGCCATGACCGGAGCTGGTCAATCGAGCCAGACTGGAATAACCCTGGAAGGTAATGAGGAAGCTTTGGTCTACTATGACTTTGCCGTTGAGCTTAGCGAATACGGCCATGCAGTCAGGGCAGGGTCAAAGCTTGACATCCAGAGGCCCGCATTTGACCTCAGGACCGATATGAAGGATGCCTTGAAGGACTGGCTTTCCGAGAAGATTGAGAAGCTTTTAATTGTTGCTCTGGTAGCATCTCCGACAACCAATCACCGCATCTATAAGTCAGGTTCTGGCGGGTCAAACCTCTCAGCAGCTCTAATTTCGCAAGCTAAAAGAATGGCTCAGCTTGCGACTCCAAAGGTTAGACCAGTAAATGTGCCGAAATATGGCAGCTTTTATGTGATGCTGGTGCATCCATATGCCAGTAAGGCATTGAAGGCAGATAGCGATTGGAGAAATGCTCAACTTCAAGCAGCCATTAGAGGTGCAGATAACCCGATATTCACTGGCGCTTTAGGGGTATACGATGGTGTAGTCATCCACGAATATGACAGAAGCAATCTTATCCTGTCGGGTAATGTTGCTATCAATCTGTTGCTCGGCGCCCAAGCCGGAGTTGTTGCCTATGCACAATATCCAGCTTGGTACGAGAAGCTATTCGATTATGACCGAATCCCTGGAGTGGCAACGGATTTTCTATCTGGTATTGGGAAGAGCGTATTCAATTCTGAGGATTTCGCCACAATTTACCTCAGAACAAACTACACGCCTGATACCTGATGACTAAGATAGGGAGGGGGCTTCGGCCTCCTCCCTTGATTGTTTCACGGGAAACAATGAGATGTTTTTTACTTGGTGGCGGAGAAAGTCTTGCTGGCTTTGACTTTAAGCAGTTAGATTCTGAAGTCACCATTGGGATGAATGTCATCTTTAAATTTTATGAACCGAGGATTTTAATCTGGTCGGACCCTGAGATTTATCCAGAACACAAAGAAGACATAGATAAACTAAAGTCCATAAAGTACGCTTGGCAGGAAATTATAAATCCGACCTATGAGAATGTTCTGCCCTATAAAAAGACGGAGGAATTCTATGGCAAAGAAGGCTTGGCAAAAGGATTATTTGGAGGCCGGGGGACTTATTTTACTGGGATCCTTGCAATCAGCCTCGCAATTAGTTTGGAATACTCGCCGATTTATCTTTTAGGATATGACGGAGGCAAAGTAAAGGAAAGACTCCATTTCCATAATTTCTACGAAAAAGAAAGGGCAGAAGAAGTATTTTTAAATGCCAATAACAATTACGATGTTTTCAAAGATTATGAGATTTACAACTGCTCCTTGCAAAGTAAAATAACGCAATTCCCGAAAATAGATATTGAGAAAGTACTTAATGGTTAAATTCATTGTCGTTGGTTATTACACAAAAGGGACAGGTTACGAGCAAGAGGCGAAGAAACTTATTAGTTCTTTGGAAAGATTTAATCTTCCTTATGACATTCAACCAATCGATAATTTAGGAACTTGGCAAAAGAATACCCATTATAAAGCCTCTTTCTTGAGACAAATGCTTGAGAAACACAAAGAAAACCTGGTTTATTTGGATGTCGATGCAATAGTTCAGAAGTATCCTGTGCTTTTTGACGATATGACTGCAGATTTGGCGGTTCATGTAAGAGAAAAGGTCGAACCTTTAAGCGGAACTTTATACCTCCGCAATAATGAAATTATAAGATTATTCATAGATGATTTAATAAAGGCAAATGAAGAGCATCCTCAAGATCATGATGAGAGGATTTTTGGCAGTGTTCTGGAAAGATGGGAAGGCCGATTGAATATTTTTTATCTGCCGGCAAATTATACTCAGATTTTTGATTTGATGGGTGGCGCGGGAGAACCGGTGATAGAGCATTTTCAGGCCTCAAGAAAATTAAAGGAGAAAGTTAATGTCAATATCTAAATCAACTATTTTAGCAGAACTAAATAAGCGAACGGGAAGAGCTGAAACCAATATAGATAGTCTCTTAAAAGCAATACTTCTCGATTTAACGATTGATTTCCCTTTTCTAAGAGGAGAATTTTATCGCTCCACAGAGGCGGGAACACCAGATTATGGCGTTGGCGATACTTTAAGAAAGGTCACAGCTGTGAAAATCGATGATAAAGAACCTCTTAAGATAATCAATACCTGGGAAGAATATCAAGAATTAATAGCAGAAGAAACCGAGGCCGACCGGGATGAACCGACCCGATACATAATCCATGACCGCATACTTTATTTGTGGCCTACCCCCGATGGAATATACACCTTAACCATTTTCAGTTCTTATATCGAAAGAGATGTTGATTCGATAGACTTAGAGGATAATTTTGAGGAGCTTTTAATACAAGGTTGTTGCTTCAAATTATATGAATCAAAAGGGCTGGGTGCATCGCCACCAGCAGTGTTGCATTTGAATTTGTATAAAGATGCCGTCGATAAATTGAAAAGGATATATTCTGAATCCGCAGAAAGAGTTGAATATACCGATATCTAATAATAATCTATGAAATTTTGACTGCAAGGAGGTAAAAAATGGCTTACACTTACAATATTGACAAGGACAAGCCACCGGATACAGGCGAAAGTCCATCTCTGGGCGCACAGAGAATAAGGTATTTCAAAGAGGCAATTATAGAAAGGTTAAAGAATTGGGTCTATGGCTTTCTATCTGATTCGGAGACTGATGAAGGATTGAAGAAAGCTCCACTCAAAACTGGGACCGCGCCGACTCAACAAGCGGACAAAATAATTGTTTACGCAAAGGATGTAAATAACATAGCAGAATTATTTGCCCGAGATGAAAATGGAAATGAGATACAGATAACAAGTGGAGGTCAAATCAAGCATACCCAGGATACCCGATTGGATTACGGGAACTATACTGGCAATGCTGCAAGTAGTAGAGATATTATAACAGCATTTACTCCTAAAGCAGTATTCCTTATAGATTCATCAGATCATGGTCTTTTTGTAAAATTTCTAGGAATGCCAACATCTTATGCTGTTTCTCTTTTTGATGGAAATTTTAAATATCACACGAATTTTATAGTTTTGGGCACTAATAAATTTACTGTTTTTGATACCGAACCAACTCCTTCAACAAATCAAGCCAATAATGACTATTACTGGATAGCACTTAATTCTACAGATTAAGGAGCTTTAATGGACGCTTTATCCGTAATTTGGATAATTGTGATAGCGTTTGTTATCGCATTATTCGTGAAGCATAGCAAATTGTAAATGGCTAAATAACATGAAATCTTATGCTATATTTTCTCCCATTCTTGGATTGAGGAAAGACATGCCTTCAATTTTATTGAAGGAAGCTTACACTCCTGACTGCCAGGATATAATCTGGCAGAACGGAGAAATCCATCGCATCAGGAAAAGACTATTGGAGTTCAGTTATCAATTCCCTGATAAAATCCTGAATATGGAATATTACTACAAACCTTCGAGTAATGAATGGTGGTTGGTCATATTTACTAAAAAGGATATTGCTTATAGGGACATGACGAATAATAGATTTGTTTTTTTAAACAAACTGTACAATACAGGTACAATCACAATTGAGGCGGCGAATTTAAAAAAGGTCTTAGGCACAGGGACAAGCTTTCAAACTAACTTGAAAGCGGGAGATTTTTTAAAAATAGGAGCAGGTGAAGTCCATACAGGTTCAACTTGGTACGAGATAGATTCAATCGAATCGGAAACGGTTTTGTATCTCAAAACCGACGCTACGACCTGTTCTGGGTCTGCGTATGTAGTAAGGAAGACTTTTTCAGGGACTAACCTTAATTATTGGTCAATAATAAGTTTTCACGAGAAACTATTAGCAACAAACAGGGGAGTCGATAATATTATTATCTGGCAAGGGTCCGGGCAAGTTTCCGATTTGAGTTGCCCTTATAAAGCGACCTTCCTCTATGACTACAACGATAGGGTTTTATTGATAAGAACAATTGAAAGCGGAAATGAATATCCTTTCAGAATTAGATGGTCAGGATTGGGTGATGAAACCGATTGGGGAGGTTCTGGCTCAGATTCAGGGAGTATGGA